ACCAAAAATGAAGTTATTCTGTTATGGAGAGGTGTACCGGAGTTGAACCGGCGCTGCCTGCTTGGAAGGCAGGAGTACGAACCGTTATACGAACACCCCAGATTAGCGCCCGGTTGGGATTGAACCAACAATCTTTCGATTACAAGTCAGGCGCTTGACCGCTTTAAGTTGCGGATGCTGAGATTCCTGCCGGGATTGAACCGGTGAAGCAGCCGACCTGCCGGGAATCATACCAGGGCGGATTGTTTTAACGTGCTACCGCCTTCGCACGTTGCCCATGTACCAGCCTTGAGGACAGCGAGGTGCCGACACAGCCATGCACATGACCTTGCGCCAAGGATTTAATAGAGCCTTGAGCCTTGGGGGTTGAGGAATAAACTTTGATGAAAAAATAAGGTTTGAAATTTGAGCGTTGAGGTTTAAGCGTTAAGCATTAAACTTTCCGGGCAGAACATTCATTCTAACGGGCTGGGCATACAAAAAAAATGCAGCCGCGAGGAATGAACCAATATTTTTATCATAATTCTAATGATCGTGGAACAGGTGTTTATAGTTTTAACTTTGTCATTATTCCACAGCGGACAAAGCGGCTTGTGGTTTGACGCTTTCGGTACACAGGCAAATGGTATCAAAACAGCTTAGTAGCTGAATGTGATCTGGGTAACGGCGTTGGAAACAGAGAGGGCAGAATCAATTTCGTTGTTGAAGGAATCGATCTGGGTCTGCAGGTCCTCAATGATTTGAGTACAGCCTTTGGTGAGGCCATCGACCAGCTCCATGGAGTTCTGTTCAAGATAGGTGTTGCGGATCTTGGCGACAGTTTCAGGATCGGCATCCTTGGTTTTGGAATCGCCGCCGCAGATCGATTTGACCATATCATCGGCCTTGGCTTCCACACGGAGATTGGCGGAAGTGATCTGAGATGTTTCGTTTGAATACTGGGCCTGAATATGACTGCGCAGGTAGTCCAGGTATTCCATGCCGTGCTGCTTGAGAGAGATGGCTTCGGCCACGGTATAAGTTTTATTGTTGACTGAAATTTCTGTGACCGCGTTGGACTTGGAGACAGCGGCCTTGATGGCGTTGCGGCGATTGATGAGATCCATAGCGGAATCATAACTGGCCTGAGCGGATGTTTTGAATTCATCCACCGTGATTGCACCGAGCTTGGTAGCTTTGGCTTTGGCGGCGACACAGAACTTGGCGGAATCGATCTTTTTGATGATCCGGGAATCAATAGTTTTGAGTTCCACCAGAGCGCGGTGAATGGACATGGATTCGGTAGTCATGGGAAAAACCTCCTGAAAATAGTGTTTGCGAAAACTTGTATTATAGCGCCCGTAAAAATGTGGGACGACGATGCCCCACGATGAGAAAAAATTATTTTAAGTTGAGCTGCTTGTAAGATAGCCACTTTTTGTAAGAGTAAACGAAATCATTGCTATAAACGCCCCAGAGTTTTTCTGACAGCTGTTGTGTTTTGAAGAGCCGCAGGAACCGGCCGGATTTATAACAAGAGCTGACGAGAACTTTTTTGTTTTTGAAGGGATTGTTCACCGGAAGCTGTTCTTGGCGCTGAGAATAGACACGGTTGATGTTATTGACGATATAAAAACCGCTGGCGTCCGGGTCCGGCGTTTCGGCCTTGTTGGCGCCTTTTACACCGCGGATCACATAATCATCGCGGCCAAAAAACGATACTTCACGCATACCGGTACGATTGGGCACCAGGATACCTTGCGCAAGCATGGCTTTTTCAAGGTTGATACAGCAGAAAGAGGAAGAAATCACAATATCCTGCGGGAGGTGATTTTGTTCGGTGGCGTAAATTACCATACGGGTAAGATCGACATCCGCTTTTTTGATAAGAGCAATGTTTTTGACCTCCACACCGCACCAGGCAAGGGTATAGATTGCACGGGGCATACAGTCCAGATCACTGTTATTAAAGATAGCTTCCAGCAGAGATTCGAATTCTTCATCAGAAAAGAGCATCTGCTGAGAATAGGAATCAAGGGACTGCTGCAGAGTGGGTTTGCTGGGATTGGAAACGGTAGTGAGGGATGGCTTGGACGAAATTTGAGAATTGTCCTCATTATCAGCCAGTGACATCTGAAGAAACTGACGGAACGGATGACCTGTTGACTGATCCAGCGTGATAACGTTTTGAAGAGCCAGGTAATCCAGGTAACAGGAGAGAAGGACCAGCTTGTTGCGGTTGATAACTGCACTTGCCGAGTTGCCAATGATTGCCTGCTTATAAAACGATGCGTACTGCTGATAGGAAAAGGATTCAAACCGGGTGCCGTACTGATGCTCATACGTTTCGAGCGTGTAGGAAAGCCGGGGAATGATTTTTTGGATATACTGCGGAACGGTTTTGCCGTGATTGACCGTAATATAAGCATTGGTAATATCAGAGATAAGTTGCTGATAACGATCAATACGAACAGAATCATTGTTATACCGATCGATAATAGTTTTGCCCATACAGATCCTGCCTTTCTAGTTATTTATAGTATAACGTATGTAGACAGGAAATGCAAAGAAAAACTATGCAACCGGTGTTGGGCGCGGTTCCGGGATGACCCAGCGGGTAAGGAATGGGTTCTGAGTAAGGAAAGCTTTTTTGGCCTGCTGCCAGTTTTCATCTGAGAAGCGGGCAATCGGTTCACCAAGCTGAGAGTTCAGGAGAGTATCCCGCGCTTCGACCACGAGGGTAGAATCCCGCGTAAGGCCGCGGATGGAACCGGCTGGGTAATCAACATGCGTTGGACTGGCACTTGCAAAGCGCTTGGTGGTGAAGGGAATAACATCGCATTGGCCGCTGAATTTGTTATAAATATCATTGCTGACGACCAGATAGGGATGAATGCCAACGTACTTGTGCGTACCGAGCAGGGCGTGGTCTTGCGGGGTGCAGCCCAGCCGGATTTCGCCAAACTTGGGAACCGATGTACTGGGTTTGAACATAGCGGGGAAACCTCCTTTACTTATTTATTGCTTACCTTGTGATATTATCATACCACGTTACTTACAAGAAGTCAACAGTAAAATTCAAGATTTTTGAAATAATTTACACCATCCAGAACGAAATCATAGGTGGTGTAGGAGTAGGTATAACGGCCAAAAGGGATTTCATTGCCGGGGGTGCTGGGGGTGACGGCGGCCTGAATGTTGAGAGCCTGCAGGACGATGGTGCTGGTTTTGCTTTGGAAGCGAAGCAGCGGGACGCCGGTGGAGGCGGACATGAAGCGGATTTGATCCGGCTTGAAGGTAGAAAGGGAGGACATTGCCGGGGTGTAGAGGTGGACATTGATGTAGGCTGCGTTCCGGCAGGCGGTGGCAAGCTGGGCAAGGGTGATAGTTTGTGTATTCATGGCTCCTCCTTATTAGTTGACGTCCGAAAAGATGGACTGGAAAATGGTGGGAATTTAATCCCAATAGTTGTAATTGACAACCATTTGTTGTATAATGCGAGTATAGCACAAAGGAATTCAAAATACTAGAACTGAAACCTGTACCAACATTGAAAAGAGGACACGAAAATATGGAGATTGGGCAAATTATACGAGAGTGGCGCAAGGCAAACGGGATGAGCCAACGGGAACTGGCAGAGCGGCTGCGATGCGGAACCCACACTGTGATGGGGTGGGAGAACGGAATCAACTACCCAGGGTTTTGGGCGCTGGGTGTGTTGGCGGACGAGATGCACTGCACGGTAGACTACTTGATGGGGAGGGAAAATCATTCTGCAGCGGCCTGCAAAGAATCCACGATGGAATCAATGGCATCGGAGGCTTCGGAACAGAGATCAACAGCGGACTGAAGTTCATCCATGGCATCTTGCATGGCGGTGCCGCGGTCGGAATCCTGCATAGACTCCGGCATATTATCGAAGGCTTCTTCCTCAAGATCGTGCAGGTCCTGAACCTGAGAGAAAAGATCGTTCTGGATGGTGGAGGAGAGATCCTCGAAAGCCTTGATAAGACCGCGAATTCTGGAGCGGCGTTCTTTATTCATAGCAATTACCTACCTTATTATATAGTAGTTAGAATGAGTGGGTTATGGATTCGGTTACGGTATGGATAATGGCGGGGCTGCAGGACCAGGCAAAGTGGGGCTGGCGGCCGGCAGAAGTGGCGACGGCAGTGACAAGATCCATAGCAGCAAGGACGGCTTTTTGGCGGATGATGTTACGGTCGTGATCTTGAAAAAGATAGCGGCGAACGAAAACATTTTGGATCTCTGAATTGGCCACGGCGATATAGACAGTGCCGGCAGGCTGAGATTCTGCATGAGGACCTGCAATGCCGGTGATACCAACGCCAAGCTCTGCGCCGGATTTTTGAGCTGCGCCGATTGCCATTTGGGCGGCGACAGGACCGGAATAAACAGTATAATTCTTGATGGTATCCGGTTTGACAGAGACAAGGTTCGTTTTGGCAGCGGCAGAGTAAGTGACAAAACCGTACTCCATAACACTGGATGCGCCGGGGATGCTGGCGAGAGAGGAAGAGAAGAGGCCGGCGGTGCAGCTTTCGGCAGCAGAGATGTGAAGAGATTTGGATTTGAGCAGCTCAACAAGCTGTTGGGAGGACTGAGGGATAGAATTCATGATAAGGCTCCTTTGAATGGGAGGATGTACGCCAGGGTTTTGCGACCCTGGTTTTTATTTTTTTTAATAGGACAGAACGAAGAACAGCCAGGTAAGAAAGATTTGACCGGTATGAAGGAGCTGGTCGGTGGTAAGAGAGATAGAACCTTCGTTTGCTTTTTGGTGGTCGATAATAGCATGAAAACCGGTATTGATAAGAATGGCGGAACAGGAATAGGCGATTGCATGGGGATTATAGGGGAAGAACAGAGAATAAACCAGAAGCGGGATCGTAATGCAGGTTGACCACATGAAGGAATGTTCGATGAGGGCGGTAATGTAATCAACAGGATAGTGTTCCTGAACGAATGCCTTGGAGTATTTGAGGTCCCACCACAAACGCTGCTTAAAATCGGCGAGGATGCCCTGGAGATTGTAATCAGCAATGAGGTGGGAGAAGAACATAAGGAGGAGGAGAAGAAATTTGATGGGCATAATGATTCACCTGCCTTAATCTTACATGGTGTAGAGTTTGACAGCGATATCAAGAACTACAAGGACAAAGCAGATACCGATAAAAATCAGGGTACCTTTATCATTATTCTTTTTCATGTTAGTGCTCCTTTCGATTTTTCATGGCTTTCTGAGCCTGAGCGTAAGTGAGGGTTTTGCCTTCGTGGCCAGGGAGAGGTTGAGATTCCCAGGTACCGGGGACGCGGTATTGTTCAAGAGAACGACGATTGAGTTGTTCGATAGAATAACCGGAAACATTGGCAGCGTATTCATGATTGACCTGGATGCCCATATCTTCACAGTCGTGGCAAATCATAATATAGATTGCCTCGGACCAGGAACAGTGGCGTTCTTGCTGGACCTGGAAAGCGTATTCGCCACGCAGGTTGTGGCCATTTTCAGCAATGGCAAGCCAGGAATCTTGGACTTCCTGTTGTTTGCGGGCACACATGGGAAGACCTTCGTTGGGGTCGGATTCAGGAAGAACTTTAAGGGCAACTTTGGCAATACCATATGAGAAGGCATATACAGCGGCGAACATAAGAGTTGCGATAAGGATAGCGGCAAGTAAAGTTAAAAGAATCATGTTGCTACCTCCTTGGATTTTGAAAATTGAAATTTATTTGGAACGAAGACGGCAGCGCATGACCTGGATGGACTGGACGCTGCGCTGAAGACGGGCAGAAAGCTGACGGTCGGGGATGGAGTGGACGAGGATAAGATTCATTTCCTCGGTAGTCCATCCACGCTTGGGATAGCCGGCCGTTTGCCGATAGTTGTTGCGGCGATAATAATTGCGGGCAAGAGGATCAAGACGGGAAGACATGAGGGGAGTGGGTCAGCTCCTTGTTGGATTTATTGGGTGAAATCATGGGCGGACTGGGCAAGGGGCAGGCAGTGGGTACGCAAAATCTGCCAGAGTTTGCAATCCGGTTTTGTGCGGGAGAGGAGTTGCAGGGCACGGTCCCTGGACATATCGCGGTGGGCAAGAGGGCAGTTTTGAGCCAGAAAGTTGCGATGGGATTCATTGTTGGTGAAAAGAAGCTCGGCACCGGGGTGAGTTTCCGTTAAGTAGAAGTAGGGACCGGTAACTTGCAGGCGGATGCCAATGGACGGAGCACAGTAGAGATCGAGAGGAGAATCATCCTTTGCTGAGGTGTAGCCTTTGCCGAAATAAGAGAGCCAGCGGTGGACGTTGGGACCCCAGGGGCATACGGTGGGCGGCGGCATGAAATCATTGCCTTCCCAAACGTTTGGGGTAAAAGTTTCATCATAGGGGTAAGGACAATCCTGTTCCGGGGTGAGAGGCGGGG